TCTGCCATGTTTTAACCGCTTTGTTGTTGCTTAATTCTTTCGTTTTCTTCTGCCACCCAATTGGTCAGAAGTGTTACGTATATTTCTCTTTCGTAGGGCATCATATCCTCTAGTTCGGTCAAACTCCACTTATGATGTTGAATCATGGCAAAATTCGTGAGATAATAATTCTCAAGAGAGTTATGACTCAGGCCTACCCGAAAAAAGAGTCAAGTCCTTGTAAAGTTACTTCCTTGTCTTCTCCACACTTCTCGCATTTGTAATTGATAGTGTGCTGTAATTTAGGCATGGTATCAAAAAACTCTTTGATTTTACCAAATTGTTTTGTGTCCATGCTCTCTATAAATTCGTCCAGTTCCTTCTTAGTGAAGGAATCACGTTCATGTGTTTCCTCTTCTGTAAATACCATCTCAATACAATCTTTGACAATTTCTAATCCATCCTCTTCAGTAATACCAGCTGTCTTTATGACAGGGTAAGACATCATTACTCCAACTTCATCCGAAATCATAATCTTCCGATTGTGTCCTTCTGGTTTGTTTACCTCAATCTCATCCATGTTGAGTGTAATCTGGTTGACTCCACCACATTCTGTGTCGGTGCATTTCAACCCAATCTCTGAAACTTCTCCTACTGACTTTGAGCGGAGTTTGAGAAAGAGATATTCAATGTCAAATAATGGTAATCTGTCTACGTTTATTTTACCCTGAACACAATTTTTAAGTATCGTCTTGATTGCATTCGTCAACGCTGTCTGACTTCCGTCTTCCATTGCTGTGAGTAAAACTTTTTCTTCCTTTACTAAAAAGGGTCTAAACTTAATAACCTTTTCAGTTGATGGTAAAATCGCTTCATAAACTGGTGTATTCAGTTTTGGTAAAGACATAATCTAATCCTTTCATGTTGTTATTAATTATCTTCGGCCCGGGGGTGCGCCACTTCTACTATTTGTATCTTTTGTTAACCAATAAGCGTATTGAAATTCAGCAGTTACCCTTAAAACTGAATTTTGAGTTGAATGATTTAATGGTATTGATTGAACAGTTTTTGGATATACTTCATGGTATTCTACAGTATGTGTTGGTGTTATACCATCAACTGCGAGGGTTGTAACTTTTAATATTCCACTTGCATATGATTTATAATATGCTACATCAGACCCCCTAGAAGTATCTACCATCATATTATTCCATGTGTCCAATATACGTTTTTCTTTCAATTTGCCCGAACAAATAAATGTCATTGATATGGGATTAAATGTAGGAGCATTATAGACTACTTCTCTCCGAATTCCATATTGAACATCTAACATTGATTGAACTGATCTTCCTGCAATTTCTACTGTTTCACACATAAAATTTAATAAAGAATCATTATCTGTTACTGGTATATTTGTAAATTCAACTTTAAATTTGTTGGGAGATGCAAGGCCGTGAGATGATAACTTTCCTGCAAATTCTGAAATTGTAAATCTTGGCATTATCCAAATCTCCTTTTACTTTCGGCCCAAACTGATGTTTTAGACGCTTTCTTAAATCGTTCTAGTGGAAGAAAAATTGCAATTTCTTGTTCTGATTCTTCAATGGGTACAACTTTTCTCATTATATGATCAAATCGATATTTCTTTACAGTTGGTGCAACTTGTGGAATCTTTGCAATCTTCTTCCAGTTAATTATTCCGCTTCCAACTTTTGCATTTACTCTGTCCAACAGAAGCGCACGAAATTTAGGTGGTAGATAATGGAAATTTAATCCTGTAAATGTGTCTTTATCTACACCTATTAACATGATCATTGGAAACATATCATAATAAGGTAATGTTTGTCTATATTTTGGATTATAATGATAACAAAATATTTCCCCTAAACTTACTCTTTTTTTGAAAACGTTTGGAGTAATTTTATCTTCTGCTTCTCGATAAAATTTAGCAGCATTAGTTGAACTGAATTTGTTTCTTAGATCTCCTTTGAGTCCTTTAATTTTATCTTGAAACCATCGTGCAGAACGCTTTATTTCCTTTCCAATTCTTCCAGTACGAATTGCATCTGTTACTTTATCCAAAAAACTTTCTTGTGCTTCTGCCATAATACTATTATTTATCTGGTGTTAGTTGTTTTTCTGTCATAATTTTCCAATCCCACCCTTCTAATTCACATACTTTTTTTGCAGCTTCCCATTTTGCTTCGTTGACCAACCAAGTTCGGACTGCTTTGTTGTATCTTCTTTTTTTCTTCAAAGTCAATTTTTCTATGATAAGTTTTTTGGGTGGTTTGGTTTCAATAGATGGTTTGACTTCAACGAGAGTCCATCCTTTTTTGGTTTGAATGAGAAAATCGGGAAAATAACGATGTCTTTTGTTGTCTATTGGGGAAATATAAGGAATAGCAATCTCTTCACTACTCCATTTGAGTATATTATCATTAGTATCACAATGCTTCATGAATCGGAGTTCCATTAAACTACGATAAATAATATTAGTGGGATTCCCTTTATATTTTTGGGGATTCTTAATTTTAAAATTACCTTTATAGCGTCTTCTCATGTCATTATACTTAGATTACCCGATAAATTTGGGACAAATAACCAAAGGAAAAGCAGGCCAACATTATGTACTTATTGAATCAAAAAGATCCAGAAATGCAGTAGATTCTGGACCTGAAACTCTTTCGTCTATTGCATTATATATTCCACCAGGCTCTCTTAAAACCACTCATCAACAAAATTATCAAGGTTTGGAGGGTGGAGCACTTAAAGCTTCTGCTGCAGCAGGAATAGGAAATTTATTAGCCGGTGGTGATGTTTCATTGAAAGGAATTTTAGGTGGTGCATTGGGTTCCGCCCAAGCAGCAGGTGCAAAAGTATTAAATAAGGGAGATTTTTTGGCCGCAGGAATGGGTCTGGCAACAAATAGTCATACTGCATTGGTTTATAGGGGGCCTGGTGAATTTAGAACACATGATTTTACTTTCAATTTTTTTCCTAAAAATAGACATGAAGCGGATAGAGTGAGAGCAATTTTACAAGAATTTGAAAAAGGAATGTTACCAATAGTTAACGGCAGACAAATTAATTCAAGAAGATTGAGTTCTCCTTTTTTCAAATCTCCAAGACATTATACTATTAAATTTTGTAGTGGAAAAGGTAGAAAAAATGCATATTTGTTTGATATAAAAACTTCAGTTATAACAAGTATGAGCGTCAATCATGAGACACAAAGTATGGTTTCTTTTCATGAGGATGGTTCACCAGTACAGACTCAATTAACTTTGCAATTTAAAGAAATAGAATACGTAGTAAGTTCCGATAGTCCATCTAAGGAAACTCAACAACAGATGGATGCGGCGATACAACAAGCAAATGCTGCAGTATTACCACCAACGATAAAGAAAGATGCTATAAGTTAATAGGAAATAAATGTCAAATTACTTTTCTTCAATACAAAACATTCAATACGATATTTATGGTACAGAACCAAATAATTATCGTACTGTCACTAACATAATGAAACGTGCTAGATTTAAAACTACAAGTATAGAAAATATTTCTGATTATTATCCATATTCTATACTTGAAGGAGAACGACCAGATATTGTTTCATTCAAGAAATATGGGACAGTTGCATATACTTACTTAATTCTTTTGTTGAATGATATTGTAGACCCAATATTTGATTGGCCTTTACATTCAAGACAATTTGAAAATTATATTATTGAAAAATATGGAAGTATTTCTTCGGCACAAACAACTAACAAATATTATTATCAAATTGTTCGTCCAGAGGTTGCAAAAACAGGGACAAGTGAAAGAATACCAGAAGTAAAAATTATTGTAGATTCTACGACTTATGATACACTTGACCCTTCTGTGAGGTCTGAACAAACTATTTATGATTGGGAAGTTGAAATAAATGATGAGAAAAGAGTTATAAATCTTATAAATCCCGATTTCATTCAAGATATTGAATATGAAATAAAACAAATTTTATCTTCATAATATAATATTACTATGGCAACTAAAGTTGAAACCAATATTCATGAAAAGAGACAGGGTTCTCCACTAGAATCGGGAGAATTTAATTTAAGACAACTCTCTATACATTCTCCTTCAAATCCCAATCCTGTATTGTTGGATTCACCAACATCTTTTATAGAATTGTGTTTATATGAAGATTTATTTTCTAATGTTCTTAAAGGAACATTTGTTTTTATAGACACTCAGGGGTTAGTAGAAACTCTGCCTATTATAGGAGATGAAACGATTGTTATAACTTTTTCTACTCCAAGTGGTGAAGAAACATCAAACAATTTAACAGATAATACAAGAACCCAGGCAGAAGAAGCGAAAAATCAACGCTTCAAGGTTTATGATATTCAAGAAGTTAAATCACAAGAACGTGCTAACTTCTATAAATTATTTTTCATCAGTGAGGAATATGTATTTTCATCTAAAATGAAAGTAAGTAAAGGTTACAAAGGAAAAAGATATTCCGAAATGGTAAAAGATGTAATGAAAAAAGTGAATTCTAAAATCAATAGTACATTACATAAAAAACTTTATATAGAAGAAACGGAAACAATACAAAATGCTATTGTTCCAAATTGGTCACCATTTCAGGCAATTAATTTTTTTGCATCAAGAGCTATTTCTGGTGATATAACTCCAGCTGATGTGAGTAATACCACTAATGCAGATGCCAAACCAAAACCAATTGGAGCGTTATATTTTTTTTATGAAAAATTAGGAAGTGGTTTTTCTTTTGAATCGATAGAATCAATGATATTGAAACAAAAACAACAGAATGAAATTCCTCTATATCAATATACACCAAAACTCACAGAGGGAAGAAGTTCAAATTTGGGGTTGGGATTTTTTGGGGTTGAGAATTTTGAAATTAAAAGTTCGTTTAAGACAATTGAAAATTTAAGAAGAGGTAAATTTGGCTCTAAGTTAATTGCATATGACCCTATTCGTATGAAGTACGAAGTAATAAAATATGATTATTATGAAAAATCAAAAGAAGATGTATTTCAAGATTCTAATACTGGTGTTGAAACAATATCGCAAAATCCAGAAGATTTGAAAGATGATGGGAATAGAATTTTTTCGGATTTTATAGGTTTAGATGTTAGTTCAAAAGATAGGAAAGTAAATAAAACAATCAGTACTAGTTCAGATTTTCTTGGTTCGAATGATGCAGTCATCAATCTTTTCACTACTTCAAAAGAACACAGAGAAATGTTTACACCACCTTCTTCTGAGAGTTTCGGAACAGGAGCAACTGCAATCACAATAAATCCTGCTACATCAATAGGAGTAAAGAATGATACATTTAAGGACAGAGAAGCGCTTGAGAATTCTGTTGAGGGGTGGTTGTTACAAAGACAAGCGCAAATTCAAGAATTTGGTAGTATTGTTGTAACATTTACTGTGCCTGGAAATTCTGCAAGACATGTGGGGGATTTGATTCGATTTGAGATACCATCTACTATTCCAGATGATTCTTCTGTTTCTATGACTTCGCCTCGTATAAATCATCAATTATATGGTGGATTGTATGTAGTATCACGAATAAAACATATTATTTCAAGGGATAATTATATGATGGATATTGAATTGATTAAAAATTCTTTTAATGTGAGAATACCAGGCCAGGAGACAATAGCATGAAAACGGATTATTTTCAAGGGAAAGACGGATATATTTGGTGGCATGGAGTCGTAGAAGACCGAAAAGATCCTCTGTTCCTTGGTCGTTGTCGTGTTCGTATTCTTGGATGGCACACAGAAAACAAAGCAGAACTTCCAACTGCATTTTTACCTTGGGCACAAGTTTTGATGCCCATCACTTCTGCAAGTCAAACTGGTGTGGGTCAAGCACCAGTGGGGCCTGTGGAGGGTACATGGGTAATGG